CCAAAAATAAATGCTGAACTTGATAGAAAAATTTATGAAACTATTACGGAAGGCTTTTACGAAGATATCAGTCAAACTGAGCAACCTGTTCAACAAACAGAAATGACTCATCCAAGTGTGGAAAATGCTGACACGTTGGTAGCACACTTGAGAGAGATGATTGGTGAAGGTTACACTGATGAACAAATAAAAGAACTTCATCCAGAGATAGCACAATTATTCAACAGAGGTGAGTAATGGGCCATTTTATCCCTGACAGGGATTTTGTCAATGAAATCCCAACAGAAAAAAGATTTAGAGAATGTTTACAAGAATACAATGAAAACATTCACAAGTTTGAAGTAAAGAATAGCAAAGCGGCAGGCGTGAGGGCAAGACACAACCTGTTAGAACTATATCATTTGTGTAAACAAAGACGCAAAGAAATATTAGACAGGAAAAAGGAGATAGTATGGTAACAGCATCTTCATTAGGCTCTATGAGAACTGGTTCAAGACCAAGACCAAGACGGTTCAAACTAAAACCAATTGGTCAAAAAATCTACAGGGGGCGTAGACGTTATGGCAAAAAGACGTAAGGTAGCAAAGGATAAGCGAACAGGCATACCAAAAAAATACCTTAGTGGTGTAAAGGGTAGTAGTCGTAGTCAATTAGGTTCTGTTATTAAACAGATATCTCGCTTATACAAAGCAGGTAAAAGAATACCACAAAGCCTTATTGATAGGAGGGTGAAACTTGGCAAAAAGAAAAAGTAAACCACTCGGAGCATCAACACTCAAATCGCTAAAAGCCAAAGCAAAAAAACGCAAAACATTTAACCTGGCAGATTTGAAAGCAGTTTATAAAAGAGGACAAGGTGCCTTTTTAGGTGCTGGTAGTCGTCCAGGTGTTGGTATGGCACAATGGGCAATGGGTCGTGTAAATAGTTTATTAAGAGGCTCAAGAAAACATGACTTGGATATTAGAAGGCGAGCAAGGCGTAGAAAGTAATGGCAAAGTATAGAGGCAGATCTGTTACACTTAACAAACCTTTTAGAACACCAGGGCAAGGTAAGAAATTTGCTGTCTATGTAAAGAACAACAAGACAGGAAATGTCAACAAGGTTAGATTTGGAGATCCAACTATGCGTATCAAAAAATCAAACCCTGCGAGACAGAAAAGTTTTTTAGCACGAATGGGCGGCGTGTTAAAACAGGTTAAAGGACAAAAAAGTCTTTCACCTGCGTATTGGTCAATCAAAGCCTGGAAATAAGGAGACTAACATGGCATCAAGAGGTGGCAAAAAGAAAAAGAAAAAGATGAATCGCGGTGGTAAACGCCGTAAATAAAGGTTTTATGTTTACACAGCATAAATAACAACATACTGTCATAGAGGGCAGGTGGTAGAACTCAACCAATTAGAAAGAGGTAAATTATGGACGCAGAAAATACAGCGGTTAATGATACTGAGCAAACTGTTGCTCAACCGGAAGGTGAAAAGCAGGTAGATACACAAGTATCTGAGAAACAAGAAAACACACTTACTCAAGATGATGTAAATCGCATTGTCGCAGAGAGAGTGGCAAGAGAAAAATCAAAGTTTGAAAAGAAATATTCAAACGTAGATTTAGATCTATACCATCAAATGGTAGAAGAAAAGGAAACGCTTAGACAAAAAGAATTGGAGAAGCGTGGAGAGTTTGAAAAAGTTCTTAAGGAACAGGCTGACAAGTTCAACAACAAAATCAGTCAATACCAAACAGAACTAACTTCTATCAAAGTAGACGGTGCCTTGTTAAGTGAAGCAAGTGGACAAAAAGCAGTTAATCCACAGCAAGTGGTTCAATTGCTAAAAGGTCAACTTAAACTTAATGAAGCAGGTAGCGTTGATGTTGTAGACAACAACGGACAGGTAAGATACAATGAAAAGGGTGAACCTATTGCTGTATCACAACTGGTAAATGAGTTTCTCACAGCAAACCCACACTTTGTTTCAGCAGGACCAAGTGGTTCTGGCACAGGACAAGGAGTAGGAAAGCAAGATAACTTGGTAGATAATGATACAAGAAAACTAAACATGGAAAACCCAGAGCATCGTGCTCGTTATAGAGAAATCATGAAGGCAAAAGGTATCCGTGTATAGAACATTTGCTTTTAAAGGAGAACTAACATGGCAAACGAAGTAACAAGTTCCGTAATTTCGGAATTATATAGCGACGTAGTTCAAGCGGCTCTTTTTACACTTTCTGAACAGACTGTAATTAGACCTCTTATCAGAAACTACGACATGACTGGCACACCAGGCTTAGTAGCACAGGTGCCAATCTACCCAGCAATTAGTGCCGCGGCATTAACTGATGGAACTGACATTTCAGCCAACACAGCATTCAACACCACTGAGAAAACAATCACAGCGGCAGAAGTTGGTGCGATGGTTACATTAACTGATCTTGCTAAAGAAACAGCAAGTGAAGATGTAGCGGCGGCTATTGGACGTCAGTTAGGTGACGCAATGGCGAAGAAAGTTGACGATGACTTAGCAGGCTTATTCAGTGGATTCACAAATTCAGTTGGATCTGCTAACGATGAATTAACTGTTGACGATTTCTTCAAAGCGGCGGCAACACTAAGAAACAACCAGGCTCCTGGACCATACGTATGTGTTATCCACCCATACCAAGCATTCCAACTTAAAAAGTTACTTGCTGGTAACGGTAACACTCCAATGAACAATCACAACTTGGCTAACGAAGCATTAAGAAGTGGTTTTGTTGGAACAATCGCAGGCATCCAAGTATTTGAATCAACAGCAGTAACTGGTGCTGATTCGGCTGGTGCTTTCGTTGGTGCGGCTATGTCACAAGACGCTTTAGGTTACATGGTTAAGCGTAATATGAGAATTGAAGAGCAAAGAGACGCAAGTCTAAGAGCAACAGAAATTGTTGGTTCTATGGCTTATGGTGTTTCTGAGATCTTTGACGCATATGGCGTGAAAATCATTGGTGACGCTCAGTTATAATTCATAACTATCTGGCATAACAATAGGGCGGTAGCAATATCGCCCTATTTTCTTGAAAAACACCCTATTCTCCTGATATTCGCTAAATAACATTGTAAAACAAATTTGGTTAGGGAAGGACCCTAAGCAACAGATAAGGACAGTATCCTACTATGGCAATTACATTAGCAACTGTTTCAAACATACAGGAATATGAACCAGACATCTTAGAGTTTGGTATACCTGATTTTGACGCAGAACTTACCAAAGCACAAGAAGACGTATTTAGAGACCTACGCATCCGTTGGTGGCCTACTTACATGGTTGGCAAATACGATCTATCAAGATTATCCACAAACGCAAGTGAACCAGACAATGATCTATATACAGCAAGTCAATTGACTCGTGCCTGTTCATACCAAGCATTGGGATTTCATATCTACCCTAAACTGGCAAAATTTGAGCCAGACCAAGATTTGTTTGAAAGAAAAATGGAATTTTATAGACAAGAATACGAAAGAGAATTGGATCTTGTTTTAAGAGACGGTGTAGAATATGACGCAGACAGTTCTGGAACAGTTGACGACGCAGAACGAGAACCTACGCATTACCTACGCCTAAAAAGGTAATGGTGTATGTCATATAGAGAATCAGCAGTAAAAAACATTATTGAAGTTTTGAAGGACATGAATCCTCCAAGACCAGTCTTTACGACAAGAGAGCCATTTGATGTTGACAAATTGGCCATGACACAATTCCCAGCGATCCTTGTAACAGCAGGCAATGAATCAAGAGAAGATCATGCCATGGGTGGAGCAAGAAGGGGCATAATAGAAGTCAACATAAGAGGATTCGTCCGTTCAGACGGCAGACAAGGTTTTGTCCAGTCCGTTGATGAAAAACGTAATGATCTAATTGAGAGAATAGAAGAAGCATTGAACACAAACAGAGACAGAGACTTGGAAGGCGCACAAGCGGCAACAACTCGTGTCACTACAATAGAGGTGATAGATAGAACACCACCATTGGGCGAATTCTTGTTAATTGCTGAAGTTCATTATTCTTTTACTAAAGGAGCAACATAATGGCTGTAACACAATATACCAAAATGATTGATAATAACGATGAACTTCAATACATTGAAGAGGATCGTGTAGAAAGATTTCTTGGGGAGGGTTGGACACTTGTTGATCAACCTAAGCCAGAAAAAAAGTCACAGAAACGCAAAGGTAAGAAAGACAAAATTTCTGCTGATGCCCAAGTGACTTCAAAAGCATCTGATGAAGAAGAAAAAGAGTCAGGAGATATCACAGTAGGTGATAAAACATGGACTGAAGAAGAATTAAATTCTAAGCCATGTATATCATGTGATGACGAAGATCATTCCTATATGGAGTGTGATGAGGACAACTGGACTTTTTCAGAAGATGATTTTCAAACTGCCAAAAAGGAGAACTAAACTATGGCTACATTTACTGGAGAAAACGGTAGAGTTGAAGTAACGCAGAATGATTCTGCTGGTGCTTCTACAAACACCGTTGCTGAAGTTCGTTCCTGGACAGTAGAACATACAAAAGATGTAATTGAAGATACTGTAATGGGCGACGCGGCAAGAACATATAAAAACGGACTACATCAGTTCACAGGATCAATGGAAGTTATCTATGATTCCACTCACACTGGATCTACTAACGCTTTTGATCCATCACAAGATACAGCAATGACTGTAGAATTTTACACAGCAGGAACAACTGGTGCTCAAAAATTCTCAGGCTCTGTGCTTGTGACATCTGTGTCAAGAACAGCATCTTTTGATGACTTAGTAACGGCTACTGTGAACTTCCAAGGTTCAGGCGCTTTAACAATCACAGCGTTATCGTAAGAAAATGATTGAAATTAGGGTTCGAGGCACTAAAAAGGTTATGGGTTCTGTTGAAAGAGAAAAACAGAAGTTCATAGACCTGGTGGCCAAAGATACAAAGGACGTGGCTGTAAAAAACACGCCCATTGATCAGGGACGAGCAAGACGCGGTTGGCGCCTTGAAGGTATGTTTAGAGAAAAACGTATCGTCAACCGTGTGCCCTACATCGTTCCATTAGAAAATGGTCACTCAAAACAAGCACCTAAAGGTATATTAGGGCCTACCATTAGGGAGATATCACAAAGGAGATATAAATGAGCGTTTTAGAAAACGTAAAGAAACACTATAAAGATCAGATCAGCGGAAGTATGGCAAAGATTGCTGTTCCTGAGTGGAAGACTGACATCTACTACAAAGGCACATATCCGTTTTCAACAGAAAGCAAAATCCTTGAATTACAAAGCCAAGGAAAGACTGTTGAAGCATTGGTAGAAAGTTTAATTGCTAAGGCATTAGACCCAGATGGTAAACCAATGTTCGCAAGAGCAGACAAGCACACACTTCTAAATGAAGCAGATCCTAAGGTGTTGTTAAGAGTATGTAGTGAACTCAACAACGGCGTTGCTGATTACGAGGCCGTCGAAAAAAACTAAAGGAGGACACTGAACTCCAACTGTTGATGCGTATAGCAGAAACTTTACATCTACCGTTGGAAAAGGTCGTTCATCTCAGTGTCCTGGAAGTAAACCTTTGGTTAGCATGGTTCAAACTACAGAACGATAAACAGAAGGAGAGCATGAGTCGTGGCAACGCAACAAATAGAAATCCGCGCCGTAGATAAAACACAAGCGGCACTTAGAAATGTAAACAGAAACCTTAATCAGGTTCAAAGCAGTCTATTGAGTGTCAACAAGATAGCGGCAATCGCCGTTACGGCTTTGGGTGCTATTGGTGGTGCTAATATCATTAGAGGTATTGCTAACACCACAGCAAGATACCAAGACTTAGAAACAACTCTTTCAAGTGTTACAGGTAGTGCCCAAAAAGGTGCTGAAGCATTTGACTTTGTTTCTAAATTTGCTACAAAGACTCAGTTTGGTATTGAAGAACTCGCGGTAGCATATACCAAACTACAATCAAATGGTATTACACCAACAGCAAACCTTCTAACAACATTTACAGATGCCGCGGCTGTAACAACAGACCAACTTGGTTCATTAACAGCAATAACAGACTTCTACACAAGAACACTTCAATCACAACAGGTTGAACTTATGGACTTGGATAGACTTGCTGATAGAGGTTTACCAGTTTACGATATCCTAAAAGAAAAATTAGGTGTTTCAAGAAGTGAATTGAGTAAGTTTTCTAAGGAGGCAGGCAATGCTGAATTGGTTGTTAAGGCACTTGGTGATGGTATCAATCAAAGATTTGGTGGAGCCACAGAAGCAAGATTAGCCAACCTTTCAACAGCAATGAGTAACTTTAGCATTGCTACCAAAAACGTTCAAAACGCAATTGGTGAAGGTGGTCTTGGACCAGCAATGACAGAACTTATAAATCTGTTCAATGGTATGTTAGAAAGAGCATTGCCGTTGGCAAAAATTATAGGTGAAGAACTTGGCTTTGCTGTTTTCAAAATGACAAAATTCCTAAAAGAGTCTAACTTTGATATGGGACAATTTATTATGGGTGCCAAGATAGCCGCCGCTGTTTTAGGTGGTGCTGGTTTGGTTGCTATTCTAAAAAGTGTAACCGCAGGTATCAAAGCAATGACATTGGCATTGGCAAGAAATCCAATTGGCCTATTAGCAGTAGCGGCCGCAAGTGCCATCACATACCTAAGTATGGAAAATGGACTTGGTAAAACTATTGCCCAGGTAGGTGCTGTTCTAAACAAGGTTGGAGAAGCATTTAGTGCCTTAGGTAGTTACCTACAAGATGTTTTTGTCAAGGTTATAAACTTTATCAAAAATAAATTTTATGATTTCATAGACGCCATTATAGCATCATACAATGCTGTGGCAAGACTTGTGCCATTCTTAGAAGAAACAGATATGGTGTCAAGAGAACTTGCTAAAACAGTTGGTGATGGTGTTGCTTCAGCATATCAGGCTGTTTCAATGGAGGTCAAAGAATTTATTGCTGACAAGAGTGAAGAACTTGGCATTACAGCACTTATTAAGAAAGCACACGAAGAAGGCACAAACGTTCTTAATGAATTAACCAAAGCATATCAAGACGCAGGTTTAAGTTATGAACAAGCAGAAGCCGCCGCAAGAGAAGAATACAACACAAGGGTAAGAGGTATACCTGCCTATGATGATGCTATTGTTAGACTTGCTAAGATAGAAGGTGGCAATGAAAAGGTAGCCTCAAGTTTCAAGAAAGCAAGTGGTGCCACATCAGAATTTGAAACAAAATTAAAAAACGCAATTAAGAAATATGATGAATATATCTTCAGCACAACAGAGATTGCTGAAAGAGGTATAGCAGAAGATCTAAAAATATTTGACGATGCGTTGGAGAAAAAACTTATCAGTCAAGAACAATATAATGAACTTGTTCTTGGTATGGACAAAAAATTAAAAGAAGCACAGATGAAGGCTGAAGAAGATCTTACAGCAAAGAATCTTGAAGAACTAAGAAAAAGAACAAGAGCAGTAATTGAAGCAGGTAATGGTCAACTGTCAGCAGAAGATAGAAAGACACTACAACAGATTGGTCAAAACGAAAAGTTAGAAGAAGCAGTAAACAAAAGAATAGAGTTTGAAAAGAAATCAGAATTTGAAAAGGCACAATTCATGATAGATAGTGCCACAGACAGTTTCAAAGAATTAGGCAAACAAAATAAACAGGCATTTGAAGCATACAAGGCCTTTGCTATTGCCAAAACTATAATGGACACATATAGTGGTGCCAGAGCGGCATTTACTTCATTGGCACACATACCAGTGATTGGTGTTCCTTTAGGTATTGCCGCGGCGGCGGCGGCAGTGGCGGCTGGTATGGCTCAGGTTAATATGATTAGAAGCCAAACATATTCAGGTAGACAAAGAGGTGGTAATGTAAACCCAGGACAACCTGTAATGGTTGGTGAAGGCGGACCTGAAATGATTGTGCCAAGACAACCTGCTACGGTTATACCTAATGAAGTAGCAAGAGCAATGGAAGGAATGGGTGGACCAGTAAACGTAAACTTTAACATAAACACGGTTGATGCCGCTGACTTTGACTCACTCCTTGTAGAAAGACGCGGAACAATAGTAGGCATCATTAACCAAGCAATGGAACGCCGTGGTAAGGTAGGAGTAGCATAATGGCTTACATAGGTTTTTTTCCAACAACACCTGGTTTCCAAGCAATTAACTTCAAGGTAAACAACCAGACAAGAAAAACAGCAACAGCAAGTGGTAGAATATCAAGAGCCACTAACGCAACAACAACTTTTTCAGGCACACTGAAATATCCACAGATGACACTATCAGAGTTTTTGCCAATACAGGCATTTGTTAGTAGATGTCAAGGTGGTCTAAATGAATTTGATCTTGTAATGCCTACAATCAGTCAAAACAGTTTAGGTATATCTGATGTTAATGCTGTGGTGGCAGTATCAGCGGCGGCTGGCACAACAACTGTATCAATTACATCAGCAAAACTGTCTACAAAGATTCTTAATCCAGGTGATGTCATACGTTTTCCTAATCATACAAAAGTTTATATGGTTACAAACGACAGTGGTGTTACAACAGACGTAAGTGGTTCAGCACAAATAAACATAGAACCAGCATTGATCACAGCAGTAAGTCCTGATAGTGCGTTAGGTTATATTACAACAGACAATGTGCCATTTAGAATGATATTCAACAATGATCTACAAGAGTTTGGTTATAGGACTGACGGTTTGGTTAGTTACGAGATAGATGTTACAGAGGTTATCTAATGACGAGAGGTTTAGGATCAGCAACCAACACAACACTGGCAAGAGATGCCATTGTAAGTTATTTGCTGTTAAACATAAATGGCACAAGAGTAACTGATGCGCCTTTTGATATAACAAATGGTGTAGAAGGCAGTTCAAACACCTATTCAGCACAAGGTCAATTTTTAGGTATAGCAGAAATTGACGAAAACTCAGAATTATCAATTAGTTCAATACAGATAGAATTAAGTGCGTTGGCAAGTGGCGCTGTTTCTACATTTGCTAATTCAAATGTAATCAACGGCGATGTAAAAATATATAGAATATTCTTTGACCAAGTAACAGAAACAAACATTTCAGATGATCCTATACTAATTTTTAAAGGTAGTATAGCAGGTTATAGAATAGCAGATGCTGATGACACAGCAACACTAACACTTCAGGTGGACAGTCAATTTTCAAACTTTGAAAAGGTCACTTGTAGAAGAACAAACAACGATAATTTTCAAAGAGAATTTCCAAACGATCATGGCATGGAGTTTAGCCATGAAAGTCTTAAGGATATTCCATGGGGTAAGGTAGCATGATAAGAGAATTTGAACCAAAAGACATGAATGCTATTCTCAAGTTGGTAAGAGAACACGCCGTAGAAGCAGAAGTAGACCATTTACCAGTTGACGATATATTCTTCAAGGACGTTGTAAGAAACGCCCTAATACAAGACAACAATAAATGTTTCGTTGTAGAAAAAGGTGGTGAAATTGTAGGTTATAGTTTCGTTGGTTTACTGACAAAACTTTGGAATCCTACACTCTACGCAGACGTGTATTTCTTTTATGTTCATAATTCAGTTAGAAACAAATTTTTAGCAGACAGCCTACATGAAGCAACTTGTTCATGGGCATATCAAAATGGTGCCAATTGGATAGAGTTTTCAGTAGCATTGTTTGACAAAGAATTCAAAGGTAGAGATGACTATGTAGATAGAGCATCAACATACTTTGAACACAAAGGCGGGGTCCACTGTGGCAACATCTTTGTTCAGGAGTTAGGTTAATGGGTGGTGGAAATCCTATAAAGGCTATTCTAAAGCCAATCAAAAAAATCGTCAAAGGTATCGTCAAGGTAGTCAAGGGTGTTATTGGCTTTATTGGTGATGTAGTAGGATTTCTTGTAAATCCATTTGGCGCATTTAGTTCACCAGACCTTGGTTCAGGAAGTGCGGACCAAGTAGCACAAGGTGTAACCGTTACAAAGGCAGGCACAAACGTCGCCATACCTGTTGTATATGGATTTAGAAGAGTAGGGGGCACAATCATCTACGCAGAAACAGGATCTACAAAGAATCAATATCTTTGGGTCGTGTATGCGGTTTGTGAGGGCGAAATTCAAGGTTTCAAAAGGATCTTGGTAGATGATACACCACTACCCTTGCCTAACAATTTTTATACACATGGTTCAGCAGTAGATGTAACATCAGGCAAATACAAAAACAGAATAAAATTACAGGTGTTTAATGGCACGTCAGGACAAGGACAAAGTTCATTGGCAAACGAAGCACCTAACTGGAGCGGTAAAACAAGAAAACTACCAGATGTAGCCTATGTGGCTATGCGTTTCTATTGGAAAGAAATTAAAACACAAGAAGATTCAGATAACAATCCGTTTGGTGGTGGTATTCCAACTGTTCAATTTGACCTTTGTGGTAAAAAAGTTTATGACATAAGAAACCATTCAGCAGGCACACCTATAATAGCATATTCAGGACAACCAAGAGGTTACAGTTTCAATCCTGCTTCTTGTTTGTTAGATTACATGATGAATCCACGTTACGGTGCTGGTATTTCTTTTGATCAAATAGATGGTGACAGTTTTAGAATTGCCGCAAACAAGTTTGAACAGAATATTCAATATAATTCACAGTTCAGTGGTAGAGCATTGACAATGAATTATGTTGTTGACACAAATCAAAAAGTTTTAGACAACATGAAGATCCTACTTTCAGGTTGTAGAAGTTTGATGCCATACAGTGGAGGCAAATATAAACTAAAAGTTGAAGATGGTGGTAATGCTACTGATATCACAAGTGCCACTATAAGTGTTGCCTATGACGTTGACAAGAATGTTGTTATAGGCGGTATAACAATGGATGGTGAACGTAAGAAAACAAAATTCAACGAAGTAATTGTAAACTTTATTGATCCTGACAGAGAATTTACAAATCAACAGGCAATCTATAAAGTAGCAAGTGATAAAACCACAGACAATGACGAAGACCTAAGAACAGAACTTACATTTCACACAATAACCTGTAAACCTATGGCATGGGAATTTGCTCGTATGATTTACAACAAAAGTAGAACACAAAGAACCATTTCATTCAACGCAACACAAGAATTATTGGATGTAGAAATTGGTGATATAATTAGAGTCACTGATAGTGTGTTAGGATTGAACAATACAACATTTAGAGTGGTTGGAATGACGCTCGAACCTGATCTTACTGTTCAAGTCAGTGCGGCAGAGCATGATGCTAACAACTATCCATTTACAGCAGGTGTAGGACAGGTTGAAATACCACCTCAATTGTTTAGACCAGATGAACTTGCTAAAAGACCAAGAATTAACAACACAACTCTTGTGCCTATTGGCATACTACCTCCTAACGATCCTGATAATCCTACAGATTCAGCAAATGAACCAATTGTGGATAGTGCTAATCAACCAGCACCAGTAGAACCACCACCAGAAATCAACCCATTACCAGATCCACCACCATTTGATCCATTTGTAAGAGTATTTCATTCAGCCACAGATGCTGTTAATTCACCAGTGTTTACAACAGGTCCTAATGTGCCAGTAGCAGACATTGATACAACTAAAAATTTCCTAAAACAAAATACAAACCTTACAAACGCAGATATACCTAACATTCTAAGCACACCTACAAATGGACACTATTTAGAGTTCAACAGTCAAAGAGGATTGTGTAGAGTGCCACCAGAACTGTTGGCAAGCAATGGTTATTTTAGAGATTGGGTAGGAGATCCTGCTGATCCGCCAACATTCTTGTTTGAAACCTCCACAGGTAGACAAAGACATATAAGTCCAAATCCTATAGGTGGTAATTTTTACTTTTATTTGGTCAACGCAGATCAAATTGCCAAACGTAGAGATAGACACCTTAGATTGTCATTTAACATAAACGCACCTATTGATCCAAGTTTTTATGCGATTGATATCACGCTGTATGGAGACGCAACAAGCCAACATGATGAATCATTGGTAAGAAAATATTTTAATCACCCTACATATAACCTATACTTTGACACAAGCCAAGGATTAGGTGGTGCCGCACAAGAACTTGAATGGCGTTGGGTAAAGAAAACAAACAGTGGAGATCTTATATTCAAAGACGGCAGTGATTTAGGTGCTAACTACACATATTTCAGTTATAGGCAAAACAAAACAATAACAGGTAGAGGTATTGAAGCATATCTAAACAGTTTATTGGCTGATCCAATAGCATTGGTTACACCGCCAGGACAAACATTAACAGGAAGTGTTGGTAGCAATACAACTACCAAACACAACTTAGGAGGATAAAATGGCAGGTAACGGTTTTTATTCAGAAGGAGTATACCAACCATTTAGTCAAGAGTCGTGGGACGACTTAGCAACGGCTGATAGTGCGGGTTACACAGGTCCTAATGATTGGGATACTTGGACTGAGTGGAATCTAACACCTCGTTATCCTCTTACTTTTACAACTCCAATCATAGACGCTGGTAGAATAGACACATTTTTGCCTTTGTGTAATTACGGTGGCACAGGCAATGTCACTGTTACTGTTCAATCAGGAAATACAGTAGACAGTTCAGGTGGTGCCATTGACAGCCCCGCAAGTGTAGTAATAAACAGCGGAGATGAAGT